CCCCCTCGGGAGGGTCTGGGGGTGGGTCCCGAGAGGGTCCCCAGACCCCCTCGGGAGGGTCTGGGGGTGGGTCCCGAGTGACAGAGACAGAGACAGAGACAGAGAAGAAAGAACAGCCCCTCGCGGGGCAGACCCTGGAAAGCGGGTCTGTCTGTGTCAATAAAAGTGAACACTTCACAAAGCATGTCGGGCAGTGGTGCGAAAAGATCAAGGCGGCCTGCGGGCAGATCGCGGGGCAGCCGGCTCAAAACGGCGCCAAAAAGTTCGACCCGTACAAGTGGGTGCAGGCGCAGGTCAAGCAGCGCGGGCACCCGGGGGCCATCTGCGAAGCCATCTGCGGCATGGCCAAGTTGTGGACCGAGATCAAGGAGCCCTGGGCCTACGGCCGGGCCGTGATGAAGACCATCAACGGCAACTGGCACGAAAAGGACGCCATTGCCATCCACGAGCAGCTCAAGTGCATGACGCCGGCAGAATTGACGGCGATCAGCCATGGGCTTTTCAAGAGCATTTGAGGGGCGGATGATCCGGGGTCCATGACATGCATAAGCCAGCCAAGGCTGTTAGCTGCTGAAATTGCGATAGATTCCATGCATCAACGTGAATCAGACAGGAAGGCGGAGGGACCGGAAAGCTAATTTTTATGTTTTGCACACAATTTTTGTGTTGACACCCCCACAACCCCTTGTGCTAAAGCTGGCGAAAAAGCACCAGCCAGACCAGGACCGGATCGACAAGTTGCAAAGCGGATACCCCAGGTGGCGGGGGTGGACCGAGCGGAGCGCCCCCGCATTACAACCTGAACCCTGAACCAGAAAGCGGACCGCACAACCGACATGGCCGGAATCATCGAGCGCAGAAAGCTTACCAAGTGGGTGCTGAGCCTGTTCGAGGCCGGCAAGACCACGCGCGAGATCGAGTCCATACTCAACAATCCGGCGAACCTGAAAGAGGGCCAGGAACCCATCAGCCAGCCCACCATCGCCAGGTTTCTGCAACCCTACCGCGAGGCGCTGAACACGGAACGGCGCCAGGTCGTCAACAAGAGCTTCAGCGCGGACCTGGAAGCGCTGAACACCCTGATCGCGAGAAACCAGGCCATTGCTAACGGCTGGGACTGGGACGTTGCGACCAACGCGCCGCGCCGGCATCCTGACGGCACCTACGTCAAGCGCTCGTACAAAGTGGCCGAGCAGATCGCGGCCAGCAAGATCGCCATGCAGGCGATCATGAAAAAATTCGACTTCTTGCAGCCGACCGACGTGCGCATTTACGCCGAATTATCAGGCCCGGGCGGAACGCCGGTGCCGATTGCCGCAGGGCAAGAGGCCGTGGCGGCCCTGAGCGAAGAGTGTATCAACGCCAGGATCGAGGCGCTGGTCAAACGCCTGGGGCTGAACCTGGAAGTTGCGCTGCAAAAAGTAAAACCGGCGGAGGCCCAGGATGCAGCCTGATGGCCAGGTCCGCGCCGGTAATGACCCAGCAGCAGGTTGCATAGTGCGTGGCATTGCGGCCAAGCTGGAGCTGCTGGAGCTGCTGGAAGAGCGCTTCCGCCGGCAGCGGTACCACCAGATCAGCCGCTATTACCCTGACCGCGGTCCGGTGCGCCGTGAGCTCTACAGCAAGCATCTGGAGTTTTTCCAGGCCGGAGCCGTCAACCGCGAGCGCTGCTTCATGGCGGCCAACCGGGTTGGAAAGACCGAAGGGGCCGGCGGGTACGAAGGAGCGCACCACGCAATGGGTGATTATCCGGCCTGGTGGCAAGGACGCAGGTTCGACAGCCCAACCATCGGCTGGGCCTGCGGAGATACCCTGCAAACGGTGCGCGACATCCTGCAACGCAAAACGCTGGGCCCCATCAACGACATCGGCAGCGGGCTGATCCCGCGCGATCTGATCTGCGGCACGCCCAAGCGCAGATCCGGCAATGTGCCGGATGTGATCGAACAGGTGCAGGTGCGCCACGTGAGCGGCGGGATCAGCACGATCATCTTCAAGTCCTACGACCAGAAGCGCAAGGCCTTCCAGGGCACTGAGGTGGACTGGATTCTGCTGGACGAAGAACCGCCCCTGGACATCTACACCGAGTGCCTGCTGCGCACCACGGGCATCGAGGGCAGCCGGGATGCCGGCATTCTGATGCTCACCTTCACCCCGCTGATGGGTCTGTCCGAGGTCGTGTTGACGTTTTTGCCCGGCGGCAAGATGGGCGATGCCCAGCAGGCCGGAAAATACGTGGTGCAGGCCGGCTGGGACGACGTGCCGCACCTGTCCGCAGCTGAAAAAGAAGAGCTATTGCGCCTGATGCCGGTGCATCAGCAAGACGCCCGCGCGCGCGGCATCCCGCAGCTGGGCGCCGGCGCGATCTACCCGATTGCCGAGCAGGACATCACGGTGGCGGACTTTGCGATTCCAAACTACTGGCCCAGGGTCTACGCCCTGGATGTGGGCTGGAACTGTACCGCGTCGCTGTGGGGTGCCTGGGACCGCGAAAACGACGTTGTGTATCTGTACACCTGCTACAAGCGCGGCCAGGCCGAGCCCAGCGTGCACGTCGATGCCATCAAGGGCCGCGGCGCGTGGATACCCGGCGTGATTGACCCGGCGGCCAGGGGCCGGGGCCAGAAGGACGGAGAAAAGCTGCTCCAGATCTACCGCGACGAGCACGGCCTGAAGCTGACCGTGGCCAACAACAGCGTGGAAGCCGGCATTTACCAGGTCTGGATGCGCATGAGCACGGGCCGGCTGAAGATCTTCAAGAGCCTTGCGCCCTGGTTCGAGGAATGGCGCATCTACCGGCGCGATGAAAAGGGCCAGGTGGTCAAGGCCAAGGATCACCTGATGGACGGCACGCGCTATCTGGTCATGTCCGGACTGGACGTGGCCAGAACGCCGATGCCGGAGGTGCTGCCCGATATGAACCTGGACTTGGCCAGCCTGCCGGGCTACGGCGGATTTGTGCGCGATATGCTGCGAGGATAAGCGATGCAGATTGCCTACAGTGATGCCAGGCACGCGAAGATACTGGAATTCGTCAAGCGGTGCTTCAAACTTTCAGATGACACGGTTTCCCAGCGGCACAAGAGTTGGGAAAAGGCCGACAAAATGGATCGGTCTTTCATCGACGTGAGCGAAACCGATGAGCGGGGCAAGAAGCAGAACCCATTCGAGCGCCAGGTGTACATCCCCCATAGCCGGGCCTGCAAGGACACGATCAAAACCTACTGGAGCCAGGTGCTGCTGGGCAAACGGCCGATGATCAAGCTCCACGGCCGGGGCCCGGAAGATGTCCGGCCGGCCAAGCTCAACGAGATCGTGATGGACTACCAGGCGGAGCGCCAGCGCCTGCTGCTGGTGGTCGACACGTTTTTGAACGATATCCTCAAGTACGGCCTGGGCAGTATCAAGAACACTTACGGCCGCGAGTGGGGCACGGCATTTGAAACCCGCAGCGAGATGACGCTCTTTCCTGTGCCGCACATGCAGCGCGTGCAGACCGAACGCCAATACATCAAGTACGAAGGCCCTCTTTTCACCAATAACGACCCGTACTACTTCTTCCCCGACCCTCGCTATCCCCAGGCGCAGGCAGGCCAGAGCCAGTTTGCAGGCTTCGAGTACAAGCGCTCCGAACACCACCTGCTAAAGCTCTCCCAGCAGGGCGTGTATTTCAACATCCAAGAGTTACAGCGCTCATCTGCGGGCAGCGCCGCAGGGCATGACAGCGGCGCCACTTCGGCAGACGCCAGGGACTCCATCCGCGGCATAACGGCCCAATTCCAGGAATCATCCGACCGGTCGTCGGGTATCGACCCGCAGTACCGCATCCGCGAGCTGTGGGCGGAGGTCATCCCCAGCACCCTGGGCCTGAGCGATTACTCCTGGCCCCAGGAATGGGTCTTTGCCGTGGCCGATGACAAGGTGCTGATCCGCTGCGAACGCAACGAGTTCGCCCACGGCGGCAAGCCCGAAGTGCGGGCCGAGTTCGACCGCGACGGCTATTCGATGTTCAATCTGGGGTTTTACGAGGGTGTGGAGGGACTGCAGGACCTGCTCAATTTCCTGTACAACAGCCACATCGACAATACCAGGGCCTATCTCAACAACATGATGGTGGTTGATCCCACGGCAATCGAGCTCAACGATTTGCTGCGCCCGGGACCGCGCAAGCTCATCCGCCTAAAGAAATCACTTTACGGGAATCCCGGGGCCTCCATCAGCCAGGTACTCCAGCAGCTCCAGATGGGAGATGTGACGAGCAGTCACATCAAAGACGCGACCATGATCATGGATCTGATGCAGCGCCAGAGCCACACCCCTGACACGTTGCAAGGCATCGAAACCCAGATCAAGCGCACGGCCACGGAGATATCCCGGCTGGCCAACAGTGGTTCGGCGCACCTGGGCGTATCGGCCATGCTGATTTATGCCCAGGCCATCGTTCCGCTGGCAGAGCAGTGGCTCATGAACAACCAGAAGTTTTTGAGCGAGGAGCGCTACTACCGCATTGCCGGCGACTATGCCAAAGAGATCCTTAAGGCCGATCCGCGCTATGTCGGCGAAAAGGGCGTCAATATACGGCCGGACGATATCCAGGGCGTGTTCGATTTCCCCATCGACGACGGCCGCATGCCCGCCAGTCCTGAGGACAATGCCGAGATCTGGATGAAGATGCTGGAGATCGTTTCCAGGACGCCGCCCTTGCAGAGCCAGCTCGATGCCTTTGCCATCTTCCGGGAGTTCGCCCGCGGCATGGGGGTTAAAAACCTGGATGACTTCAAGCTGAATGCCAACGTTCTGCCCGACGAACGCATTGAACGCATGGAGCAAAAGGGCGACATCATCGACATCAACCAGTTCATTAACGCGCGCAACCCGGGCGGCGGTATGCCGGCGCGCATTACAGGTGGCGGACCTGCGCCGGCCATGCCGGGGAGGCCCATGTGAAAGAACTATCGCCGCAAGAAAAAATCGCCGCCGCAGAGGACTTTGAACAGCATCTGTTCTGGACGGCGGTCATGGTGCCCACGCTGCAGGCCCAGATCGCGATGCTGTACGCCAAGCTGCGCACCTGTGACATCGGCGACGTGCACAAGGTACGCTCCGAGCTCGATAGCGCCGAACAATTGATCGCCATGCCCGCGGCCATTATTGCAACTGCCAGGGACGATATCAAGTTGGAGCAATTCAGCCGGCGCTGGCAGGACGAAGAAAGGGCAAGCGGCAGCGATGCCGTTGCTGACGGACCCGGCAAGACTTAGCTGAACGTAAAACGCAGAGAAGCGTTAAACGGTAGCCCGGCGGGTCGGCCAACCCGCCGGGCGGTTCCAAAAAGAAGGGGCGAACTCAGGCGCCTGAGCGGTCTGTAATCTACGGACCGGCCTGATGTTCGCCCCTTCTGTTTTTTGCATAGGTAAGAAAGGGCCAAGCGTTGCGCCGGCACCGCGACCGCAGCCCGCAAGCAAAAGGCCAAGCGTCCCGGACGGATCGCAGCCAGAAAGAGGAAAAGCATGGAAGGCGCAGAAAATCAAGAAAAGCAGGGTCAGGATGCTGGCGCAGCGGGTGATCAGGGCACAAGCGCGGATCAGTCGCAAATCATGAGCGAGGTTCTGGACCTGGCCGCCACGGGCAAGTCAGCCGAAAAGGAGCCTGAGGGCCAACCGAATATGGCCGAGACTGGACCTGGGGCGAAAGACGGCAAAGAAGAGTCGAAGGCGCCGGATACCGGCGCGCAACCCCCGAAAGAACCCAAGGACAAAGACGGCAAAGCCGAAGGCAAGGCCGGCGCTGAAAAGGGCGCAGACGGCAAACCCAAGGCCGATGCGAAAGCAACAGAGCCTGACCCCAAGGAACAACTGATCGACGTGCCCACCGATGAGGGGGTGCGCAAGGTGCCGCTGAAAAACCTGGTAACCACCTACACCCAGCACCGGCACCTCCAGCAGCAGCACGAACGCGTCAAGCCGATGTTCGACCTGGCCCGCCAGACCAACCTGCCCGTTGAAAAGTTGTACCCGTACCTGGTGCTGGGCATTCAGACCGCCTATGCCAAAAAGACCGGCGGGGCCGCGCCAGGGGCGACCTCAACGGGCGGCGGTGCTTCAGGCAACGGCCAGTATGCAGGCCCCTTCAAAGATGCGCAGGAAGACGAGCGGGTCAAGGACCTCGATCCGGTGCTGCACGATTCGACCTGGAACATGTTCCGGCGCAACCAGCAGCTGGAGACTATGAGCAAGCAGATCCTGACCCGCCTGGACGGAATGCAATCCGGAAGTCAGCGGGCCGGCGAAGAGCAGATCTACAAGGAGCTGAGAAGCTCCCTGGAAAAAAAGATCGGCGACTTTGCGGGCCAGCATACGGAGTACTTCAAGCCGGATGCAGCGGGCCGTTCCGAGCGCATGGAGATGTTTAAAGCCTTTCTGGGCCGCAACCTTGGGCACGTGGATATCAGCGAACTTACGCCAGAGATGCTGGCCTTGGCCTTTCAGAGCTTCGATCCGGGCTACACCAAGGCCTGGATGGAGCAGGATGCCAAGCGCCGGCAGGCAGAACTATTGGGCCAGACGAACAGGACTTTCGGGGAAACCAACAATGCGCGCGCAGGCAGTCCGGCTGGGAAACTTTCCGAAGACCAGCAAATCATGCGGGAGGTCATTGGATGATCTTCCGCGGCAAGGAGACTGCATAAATGGGAACCATTCTTGGCTTACGCGATGTAGCCGATTTTCCTACCAACGAACGTGAGATGGACTGGGACACCGTGATCATGCGTCGGTACCCCAGGAGCAATCAGAAGGCCCCGTTGACCGCCCTGATGAGCGGCATGAAAAAGGAGGCCACCCGCAGCGCACAGTTTCACTGGTTCGACAAAGACAGCCCGGTCAGATACACCAAGATCAACTACGCCACGGGCTACGCCACGACGGTCACCACCATGGTGGTGGATAGCAGCGCCCCGTTCAGGGCGGGTGATTTGGTCCGCAACGCCCGCACCGACGAGGTCATGCGCGTGACGGCGGACCCGGTGGCGGCCACCGAGATCATCGTGGCCAGGGCCTGGGGATCTTCGGCCGTGGCCATTGTGGATGACGACGATCTGTTTGTGGTGGGCACGGCGATCATGGAAGGTGCATCGGCCAGATCCAGCCTGTTCACCGATCCGTCCATGACCTACAACTACACCGAGATCAACCGCTATCCGCTCAAGCTGACCAACACGGCCAAGGCGGAGAAGCTGCGCACCGGGGATACCTGGAAGGAGATGCGCCAGGACGCCATGGATCAATTCAACACCGATCGTGAGCGAAAGTTCATCTTCGGCGTGCGCAACCAGGACCTGACCAGCAGCGAACCGCGGCGGAGCCAGGGCGGCATCCTGTACTTTATCACGACCAACAAGACCAACATCGCCGACGGTCACCTTACCGCCGATATCTGGGACACGTTCCTCATGAACTTGTTCAAGTTCGGGGCGAGCGAAAAACTCTGCCTGTGCGGGAACAACTTTCTCAACGTCATCAACAGGATGATCGAAGCCCGCGCCCAGGTGAACCTCAAGAGCGGCGAAGAGGTCTACGGCATGAAGGTGACCCGTTACGAGGGGCCCTTCGGCGATGTGTACTTCAAGAACCACCCGTTGCTTAACGAGATTACGCCGCACGGCAAGATGGGCGTGTTTGTTGACATGCGCAATCTGAAACGGCGGTACCTGGAAGGCAACGGCGAAAACCGCGATGTCAAGTACCTGAAAAACCGGCAGGCCAACGATGCCGACTGCTCCATGGATGAGTACCTGGTGGAAGAGGGCCTGCAGCTGCAAATGGAGGCCGCGCACGGCGTGCTCACCAACGTCAACGATTACACCGCCGCTTAAGCTTCGCCAGCGGCGCAGGCAGCTCCCGGCCGGAATGAACCGGCCGGGAGCAGAAACACGAGAAAGCTATGGATCATCTCCATGATAAACCCGATGCGTGGTGGGAAGATTTTTTCAAGGGCTTCAAGTACTTTGGTTTGGACCGCATGACCTTTTTCATGGCCGATGCCGAGGCCCTGGATCTGCTCAAGCACGCTCCGGAAAGGATCAAACGCGCGGCATACGCCAAGTGCCAGAAGTTGGCCATCGCCTGGCCGTACGAGGACATTGCGGTGGATACGACAGGCATGGGCCAGGATGACGAGCTGTTCGGCGATGAAGCACCGACCGAGACCCGGCAGGTGCGAGCCGATGAGCGGCCCGCCGGCCGCATTCGAAAACGGTTCGTCTGCAACCGCTATCCGCACTATTGCATTGCCATCGGCAAAAAGATGGCCCAGTTCGAGGGCGGCGTTTTCGTGACCGATGACCCCCAGCTGATCAAGGCCATCGAGCACGACCAGTACTTCAACGTCTATGTATTTCCGGGGTGAGAAAATGAACATTGCGCTGGGCATACCGTCGTACGCCAATGGCCACGAGCGTTTCTGGGACAGCCTGGACGCCATGCGCCGCTATAGCGAGGCGCGCGGCATTGGCCTTGAGAAGTTTCGCGCCCGGGGCTGCTACGTGGAGCATGCGCGCAACGTGATCGTGGCCGATGTACGGCAGGCCAACCGCATGCTGTGCAAGGAGGCCGACAGGTTCAGCCACCTGCTCTTCCTGGATGACGACATGGTCTTTGGGCGGGATCTGCTGTTCAGGCTGGCAGAGCATCAAAAGGACATCGCGGTGGCCAACTACTACCGCAAGCAGCCGCCGCATGTTCCGGTGGTATCGGTGCTGAGCAAAGAGGGCCGGCTTACGCCGGTGCATGTCAATCCGAAAGACGGGGGGTGCCACAGGGTGCACTGCGCCGGTACGGGGATCTGCCTGATCCGGATGGATGTGTTCGACACGCTCCCCTTTCCGTGGTTTTTCAACGAGTACTCACCTCCCCTTGCGGGCGAATCGCCAGAAGGCATGATCGAGGGCCAGGTGCTGATCGGCGAGGATACGCGCTTTTTCATGCTGGCCAACGGCGCCGGCCTGCAAGTGTGGTGCGATTTTTCGATTGCTGCGGGCCATATCGGCGAACACGAATGGACCTTCCGTGATTTTGAGCGCTGCCACGAGGCCATCGAGCGCGGCGCAGTGGAGGCCTCCCATGGCTGAAACCAGGGCGACGATCCGCGCAAGAGTGCAATCTCACGTGGGAACGGCCATCGACAGCACCATCAACCAGGCCATCAAGGATGCGCACCGGGAGCTGCAGCGCAAGTACAACTATCGGTTTATGGAGGCTGCTGCGGACGTGCCCATTGCCGCGGGGGCAACCACGTTCAGCCTGCCGGCGGACTTCAAGGCCATGCTCAATCCGGAGCTGGCAGCCGGCCAGTATATCCAGATCTATGCGGGTGTGGGTTACATTTTCCCGGCGGCCGAAGCGGATACGACGTTTGCCCTGCAATACTACCGCTGGCTGCCAGAACCGCCGGTCAACGACCTGGCCTATGTGGACGATGCCCGGGCCCAGCAATTCCTTGACGAGGTGCGGGAATACGTCGAACGCATGGCCATCGCGGCCGGGTTCCGCCGCCTGAAAAGCTACGATGATGCCCAGGCATGGGGATCTTTTGCCGATGAAAAGCGCCGTGAACTGGAGCACGACGACACGGAAACAGGCCTGGCTGGCGTCGAGCTGGTCATGGAGATGCCAGGATGACCAGGCTGAAGAGAAAGGGGTTTGGCATGAAGAACGTTAAACGAGTGCTGTTTGTTCTTGCGGCTTTGATGATCATCGCCGGTCCGCCCGTGCTCATGGTGTGGGCTGCCGATGTGTGGAACGAGACCACGCCGGCCGGCACTGAAGACCCGCGCCTGGGAGATGACCGCATCCGCGAGCTCAAGCGCGCGCTGCGCGAGCGCCTGGCCGAGGATCACCACTTCGAGGCCAGCGAGGGCACCCCTTACGGCAATGCAGGATCGCAGATCGGCCGGCACAAGCATGTGACATTGATCCAGCAGGCAGCGGACCGGTCCACGGCCGTCGATGAAATGGCCGTTTACAGCAAGGATGTTGCCGGGGCGCCGGAAGTATTTGTGCGCGGTCAGAGCAACGCAACGCCGGTGCAGATCACCACGGGCGGCGGAACCGCACAACTTATCACAGGCGGCACTCTGGTCGGGACCACCACCAACAGCGGCACGATTTCCGGCGGCACGATTTCCGGCGGCACTCTGGTCGGGACCACCACCAACAGCGGCACGATTTCCGGCGGCACTCTCAACCCTACGACGCTTCAGATCGGCGGAGTGACGCAAGCAAAGTCGGGAATTTTCGTATCTAACGGAAGTGGCAATCCTAATTTGTCCGACACGGCCTTGAATGTCGATAGCTTTGCCGAAACGACATGGACTACAGTTTCTACGGCTAACTGGTCTGCGCTAAACAGCGTGCAAAGCGGTGCGAATTGGATAAGGGTAAGGGTGCACTTGACGGGCACTAATGCTACATCGGCAGCTACGCTGTATCTGAATGCAAGAAAATATGGAAGCGGCCAGGCAGCATCTGAGTCGAATTTAATCGCGGCGCTTGCGGCTTACCCAGATGCGAGCAACACCGCCCGTGCTCAATCTATATCCGAGCAAACAATCCCAGTTGATTCATCTAAAGCGTTTCAACTGTATTGGGAAGGCAATTTTGCGCTTACGAACGATATTCAAATGATCCTGATCGGATCCGGATACAACTAAGCAATGAAGCACGTCTACCCAATATCTCCCTACCTAGGCCTGAACAAGAGCCGCCCGGCCCACGAAATCCCGCTTGGCTACACGCCGGACTGCTCAGGGGTGTGGCCGCAAGACGGGCGCATCGAGCGCATACCCGGCAAGGCCAAGTTCGCCAGCAATCAACTGGCCGGCGCCGGTGTGCTGAAGCAGTTCGCCTTCCGGGACGGCCCGGGCACAAAGCACGTGCTGGCCATCAGCACCAGCAAGGCCTACAAGTTCAACGCCGCAACAAGCCAATATGATTCGATCCAGAATGCAAGCGACTTCACCACCGGCCGGGATGATCCGGTGGCCTGCTGCAACTTTTTCGACTCTGCCGGGGCAGAGATCGCCGTCATCGCCAATCTCAAAGACGCCATGCGCAAGTACACCGGCAGCGGCACGCTGGCGAACCTGGGCGGCAGCCCGCCCAAGGCGCAACTGCTGCTTTCGTTTCGCGGCTACCTGCTGGCCGGCTATGTGGATGAATCCGGCGCGGTGGACCCGCGGAAGATCCGCTTTTCAGCGCTGTTCAACGGCGAGAGTTGGCCGACCGGCAATTACTTTTTGCTCAAGAGCTACACCGATTGGCTGGTGAGCCTGAAGCTGCTGCGGGATCGCGCGGTGCTGTACAAGCAAAACAGCATCAGTTTGCTGGATTACGTCGGCGGATCGCTGATCTTCGATCTGACCGAAAACTATAAAAACGGCATCGGCCCGGTGTCCGACGCCGCCGTTGTGCAGTGGGGCCGTTACGGCGAGAAGCACTTTTTCATCGGTCAGGACACCAATATTTACGAGTTTGACGGCATCGACGACAGCGCCATTTCGACGGCCGTCGACGGCGTGCTGAAAAACATCAATGCGGCCGTGAAAAGCCGTATCAGCGGGACGGCGCTGCCAGAGCAGGGCAAGATCATCTGGGCCGTGCCCACCGGCGGCGATACGGACTGCAAGGACCTGGTCATATTCGATGTGCGCGAGCGGTCCTGGTGGATCAAGACGGCCGAGCCCATCGCCATCAGCAGCTTCGGCAACGCCAGCACGGAGACCAGCTACCAGTGGGACTCCCTGCCGCATCCGAGTTGGGATCAGTGGGATCAGGACTCTTGGGATAGCGCGGATGTGTCGGCCAATAACCCCAGCGTGCTGGTGGGCGGAGCTGACTGCTATGTGCGCAAATTGCAAAGCGGTGTGGACGATGACGGCAGCGCCCTGCCCTCGCATTATCTGTGGCCCTTCGACAACCTGGACGGCCGGGACGATACGCTAAAGACCGTCAGCAAGGTATACGTGCAGATCAAGAGCTCCGGGTCTAGCCAGATCAGCCTGACGGTGTTTGCCGACAACAACAGCCTGGATGCCGTGGTGCTGGGCGACGATGGCGCCGCGAGCAGGCCTGTCGACCTTTATGGGCAAGATCTCAGTGCAGGTTACGTCACCGTGGGCGTGTCGGTGTTTTTGACATGCAAAAACGTGTCGGCAAAGCTTGCCAGCACGGGGCAGGCCTGGTCCGGCAAGGTGGTGGGATACGAATACCAGATCATCGGGGAGATAATGTAATGCGCGTGCCCAAAGAAATTCACTGGCCGGAAGTGCCGGCGGGCTTTGAGCCAAAGGGTATCGTCAGGGCTGTGGGCATTATCCTGGACGTGCTGCGCAGCATGCGCAAGACGCTGGCCCTTCGGGATCAGAAGGTGGCACAAGCCATCAACGCGGCGGATATACAAGTGGTGAGCGAGGTGCCCACTGAACCGCCTGAGGCGGGAGAGCCCTGCATCAGGGTATGGTCTTTTCCGTCCATGGATAATTATGCATTGTATGTTTATGTGAACGGCGGTTGGCGCTATGTGGCGCTGACGTAAGGAAGGGGGAGATCATGGGCTTTGGCGAACTGCCTTTCGGCATCAATATGGGTAAAAGCGATTCGGACTCGCACAGCCGTACCGACAACTGGACCGACGAGCAAAAGAAGGTCCAGAGCAAACTCGGAAACTGGCTGAACACCAACATGACGTCCGGATCGCCGTCCTACGGCGGCGCGCGTGTGGCTGGCATGTCCAGCCCGGAAAGCGGCGCCATGGGATGGCTCAATACCTACATGAGTCAGAAAGCGCCCCAGCAGTACAACTGGGCCAGCGGAGGCCTCAAGCAGGCCATGACGGGCGATTATGCACCCATCGTGGATGACGCGGCCACGGATCAGCTCTACAGCCGCATCAAGGACCAAGTGCTCACGCGCGAACTGCCGGAGCTGCAGAACACCTTGGCGAAAAATGTGAACCTGAGCGGGATGTACTTTTCAGGCGGGCACGCGGGCATGCAGGGTGATCTGCTCAAGGACACCCAGGCCACGCTGTTGGATAAGCTGGCGGAACTCAAGTACGCGGATGAAGGTACCCGGCGCGACGTGGCCAGGGAGCGCGAGGCGCGCGGCTTCTCTGCAATCCCGCTGGCCATGCAGCTTGGCGAGCTGGAAGAGCAGGCGCCGCTGCGCCGGGCCGAGGCCGGGCTCAGCCTGGGGAGCCTGCCGCGCGAATTGCAGCAGCAGAAAATGGATACGCAGTTTGCGGAATTCTTGCGCACGCTGCCCGAGAACAGCCCGCTGCTCGAGCAGGCCCTGGCATACCTGGGCGTGCAGGGCAAGTCCAGCACGAGGGGCGATCAATCGACAAGCAACTTGGGAATCGGCTAAGGAGGGGGTCTCATGGCTTTTTGGGCGGCTTTACTTCCTATGCTGTTTGGGGGCGGAAGCGCTGCCGCAGGTGGTGCGGCCGCCGGAGCTGGGGCTGCGACAGGGGCAGGGGCGGCCAGCGCTGCCGGCGCGGCGGGAGCCACTGGAGCTTCAACCGCCGTGCCGGCCGCAATGGGCGCCGCGGAGGCCGCAGGCCCTGCAATAGCGGCCGGAGGTACTGCTCCGGCCGCGGCAGGCGCGCTGCCGGCGGGCACTAATGTGGCCGCAGCAGCGCCTCAACTGACATCACCATCCGGGTATGCCCTGGATCCGACCCTGGCCAGCGGCGGCAGCGCGGCACCGCCTATGGCGGAACCGCCCGGCATGATGTCCAAGATTGGCAACCTGCTGCGCAGCAACAATAAAAATGACGGCGGCCAGAATAACAGTAGTCCACAACGGCGCCCCCAGTGGCCGCAGATGCCCGTGCCTTTTGCGGGACGCAGCGGCAGCCCTGCTTCGGCCGGCGGCGGCCGTGTGCCCGTCTGGCAGATCCTGGAGCAACAGCGCATGCTGCAGGCGGCGGAAAATGACCTGCGCCGGCGCTATGGGCGCGTCGGCAGGCTGCTGGGTTAAGAGGGGGGGGGGATATGGCCTTGTCGGATGTGTTTTCGGAGATCCTGGGCGGCGGCAAGCAACAGCAAAGCATGCCAGAGCAAAAGCCGAAAACGCCGGCCTCGAATTTGTTTCAAACAGATGGGCTGCCGGACGATGGCGAGCAGGCCGAGCGCGTTACGTTGTGGCAGCTTCTGGAGGCCCCGGCTATGGCGCGCACGCGCACGCTGCTGGATGAGGGCCTGCGCAAGCGCTACGGACGCATCGGAAACTTTCTGTAAAGGAGCAAGGCTATGGCCTGGGAATGGTTGGGACTCATCGACGACAAGCTGCGCCGCATGCAATTGGACATGGAGGCCAACAGCGACCTTGCGCGCAAAAGAGGACTGGATGAAGCCTCAGGCCGCCTGAACGCCAGACTTGGCGAGGAAGAGACTTTCGGCACGCCTTTTACACCCCAGGCCCAGGACCTGCTGGATTACGAGACCGTCTCAGGATCGCCCTACCCTCAACGGCGCCTGACCGTGGGCGAGATCATGGCGCATCCGCTGCAGCAGGCTACGGGTTTTGACAAGGCCGTCAATCTGCCCGGGGATGAGAGCGGAAACGCCGATGTCATTGCGCAACCGCTTTCCGCAGACCAGCGCGCCAGGCGCGCGGCTTTGCAACAGGCGGGGCAAAAAGAGACCGCCCAGGACCTGGAGGATGCGGCTGAAGAGCGGCGGCGGCCGACTCAGTTCGGCCGGCTGAAAAACTTTCTGGGCGAAGATTTCAGCCGCGATGACGTGCTGGCCAACATGGGATTTAAGCGCGCGGACACCGGGGAGGCGCAGGAAACATGGGGGCCGATGTTCAAGGGCCCTGGCGACAGCTACTTGCAGCAAAGCAACCGGGGCAAGATCGGCAAGATCCTCGGCCGGGAAGATACGGGCCAAACCGGCGAAGAAGACCGGATCAAGCTGCAAAGAAATTTCCGGGGCGACACGCTGCGCCTTTACGGGGCCAGCGAATTTTCCAGCTTGGACGAATCGCTGCGACCAAAGGTCAACGAAATCAGCGTGCGTGCCACGCGCAACTACCTGGCCGATCCTGCGCGCGACTACAACCGGGCGCTATCGGATGCGTATTCCTCGGTGGAGGCCAAGCACGGAAAATTGGGCAAGCTGCCCAGACCGAAAGAAGAGCTGGTCGGCAGCAAAAAGACCAACATCGAAGAGGCGGCACGGCAGGTCCTGGATCTGAACCTGGATGGCGTGCCCGGCGAGGAGATCGCCAAGGCGCTGGTGGCTAAGGGCTGGACAAAAGACGAGCTGAAGCTGATCGGCGAGGCGGCCGACCAAATCGAAGAACAACATGCGGGCTCCGCGGCTGGCGGACCCCGGGTGCAGGGCGCGCCCGTCTCTGACGGGGCGCAAAATGCAGCAGAACTTGAGCTGCGGCGGCAATACAGAGAGCTGCGCCGGTCCGGGCTGACGCCCGAGCAAGCGGCTCAAAAGTTGGGGATACCCATGCAATGAGCGCAAGACTGCTGCAAACCCTGGAGGAAGATTACCAGGCGACTGTGGCCCGGCCAGAGCGAGCGCCTGCGCCGGTCCGGCCGCTCCTTGTTGAATTGGAGCAAGACTTTCAGAGTTCTTTGGGCGGCAGTGGCAACACCGATGATGAGCAGCGCTTTCAGCAATGGTACGCAGGGCAGGCCAAGGCACGCGGACTGAACCCAGATCCAGATGATCCCCGGCATTTCTACGACTATCGTTCGGCTTTTCTGTCAGGCGCAGGCCCAGATGCAAGCGGACACTGGCCGTCGCAATTCAAGCGCGAGGGTCACCCCAACCTGATCATCGATGGCATCGACACCAGGACCGGCCGCACGGCGGCGCTTGACCCGCTGGCCGCAGAAGATCCCACCATGGCCGCATCACTGCCAAGGATCGGCCTGAAGGAGCTGACCGGGTACAGCCCGGATGCGGCAGGAGCGGCGCAGGCTGGCAAGGATCTGGGCCGCAGCACGCTCCAGGCCCTGGCCGCACCGTCCAGGGCATTGGTGGACGCCACGCGCCTGGCCTGGGGAGCGGGCACCTATCCAATGCGCAAGATCGCCCACCTGCTGCCGAACCCGGACAAGCCGGGAACCAGCGCGGGCGACGAGCTGGACGAAATCTATCAGGGGCAGATGCAGGGCCTCGAGGACCTTAAGGAAAAGCTCACCTTCGTCGAAGAGCCGCTGACGGACGTGGCCTTGAGCTTTGCCCTGGGCGGCGGGGCCGGGGCCGGCTACAGAGCCTTGAAGGAGGCTGCCAAGCCGGCGGCGCGGATAGCTAGGATGTCAGGGATCACCGAGCCGCTTTCCACAACCTTTGTCAAATCCGGCACCTCGGCCCTGATAGGAGACACCCTGCTGGTGGATCCGGCCACGGCATATGTGCAGGAACGACTTGAAGGCTCGGATCTGAGCCCGAACACCAAGGCGATCATCGCCATTGCCGCGCCGCTGGTGCTGGGGCTTGTGTCCGGGGCCACCCTGGAGGCCAGGGCGGACAGGCTCCTGAAAAACCCGCTGGCGATGGGCCTGTTCGGCGAGCTGGGCGCGAAAAACGCCACGGCCGGCCAGGTGTTCGACAAGTTCAAGCAGGCGATAGATCAGGACACCGGAAAAACCGGCATCGGCAAACTGGCCGCGGCCGAGCGTGAGCTCCGGCCGGGGGCCGGGGGGGGCAAGCCGCCGGCTGC